ATGTCGGCTGGTAGCACTCACGACCCTCAAGATAGCGTTGCAATAGGATACAGAGCATTACAAATGATAAATGATGGCGATAGGAATGTAGCAATAGGAGCTTACGCAGGAAAATCTATCGTAGATGGAGCTGAAAATATTGCAATAGGTAAAAGTGCTTTATTAGAATTAACTAGTGGTGGTGGTAACATAGCTATAGGTCAAAGTGCAATGTCTTCTGCTGATGGTGGAGAAGGAAATAATATTGCAATAGGTATTCAAGCTATGAATTTAACTAATGATGATGCCGCTGACCACAATATTGCAATGGGTTATCAAGCAGGAAAAGCACTTGCTGGAAATAATAATATTGCATTAGGTCAAACTGCTATGAATAATGCTAGTAATGCGGCTGATGGTGTAGTAGCTATAGGTAAGTTTGCGGCTCAAGGTGCAATGACATCTGGGGCTGATGGAACTGTAGCGATAGGACAACAAGCATTACAATCACTTACATCAGGTACAAAAAATGTTGCCATAGGTTTGACTGCTGGTGATTCAATAACTACGATGGGAGAAACTACTCTTGTAGGTTATAGTGCAGGTGGAGCTTTAACATCAGGTACTGGTCAAAACGTAGCGATAGGTTCAGAAGCATTATCATCTGCTACTAGTGTTCAATATACAACAGCAGTAGGTTATAAAGCATTGCAAGGTATCTCAGCAGCTGCGGCTGATGATAATCAGACTACTGGTATAGGATATGCGGCTGGATATAATATAACTACAGGAATTAGAAATACTGCTATTGGAGCTCAAGCATTACTAGATAATCAAACTGCAAATGATAATACAGCAGTAGGTCAATTAGCATTAGAAAATACAACTGGAGCAGAAAATACAGCTATTGGTAGGATGGCAGGTAATACTAATACTTCAGGAATTAATAATGTTTTTGTAGGTAAACAAGCAGACTCTAGTGGAAACTTTAATTATCAAACTGCTTTAGGATGGAACGCAACAACTAGTGGTAATTATGAAGTTGCTGTTGGTATGAATGGAATTAAAAAGTTTAAAACTGCTAGGATAACATTAAATTCATTTTCATCAGGTAATAATACTAGTGGTAAAATTTATTCTAATGGAGCATTATTTACTATACCAGCTTATTCATTTGTAAAGCGAGTAGTAGCAAAAATAGTAACTTTAAGTAGTAATGGAGATGCTCTACTTGCAATAGGTTCTTCAGCTACAACTGATTCTGCTTTAGGTGATTCAATAAGTAGTGCTACTTACTACATAAGACATTCAAGTTTAGGAACTGGTTATTCATCAAGAAGTCAAGCATCAACAGGAACAGAAGTTGCAATAAATGTTGGAGATAATGCAAATGCAAATAGTGTAGTAGGAATGACATTTATAGGAGCTATTGATGATAATAATGCTGGAGGTTGGTTATCAGCAGAACACGCTTTTTATGTAGTTCACGCTGGTGGTAATACTAATTCAGCACCAACTACTCCTCCAGTAATAGATGTATTAGTAGAGTATTATTAAATTTTAACTAACAAACAAAGGAGCTAAATAATGGCTAAAAAAGAAAAAGAACAAAAGCCTGTTTTAACTTTCGATGACAAAGAGTATATCATTGAAGATATGACAGATGAACAAAAAATACTTCTTAACCACATTAATGACTTACAGAATAAGATAAACTCAATGCAGTTTAACTTAGACCAAGTAAGTGTTGGTAAAGATGCGTTCATAGAAAAACTTCGTGAGTCTCTTTCTGAAGATAAAGAAGAGGAAGCTGAAGCGTAAGCTATGATTATAAGGAAGTGTAGTCAAGGTAAGCGAATTAGGTTACATCGTAACACAACTCCTAATGCTGTACGAACTAAAACGTATGCTAATGGGACTGTCGAAACCTTGACTTACCCTTCTGCTGGTTATGATTACTTTGTTGAAGTAGATGGGAATGTTGTAAGACGTTCTGATAGTTTTAAAAATATAGAAGAATACTATGTATCTCAATGTGAAGATAATTGTGGATATACTCATGGTAGAGTAATAGTAGGTAAACATCAATTAATAGGTGGTATTGCTACATTACAATCTGAGTTTCCTGATGAATCAAATACTAAAGCAGAAATAAAAGCATGGTATGATGTGCGTAGTATTAGTTATAGTGATAGTGAAACTAAAGCAGAATTACTATCTAGAATTGTAGAAAACTTTGGTGCAAAGCATATAAAGAAATGACATTAGCAGAAATATATAATAAACAAAATAGTATACAAAGAGAAGAACAACCCTCTTCTAAAAAAGAATTAGTTATACATATGCCAGAAGTAGCAATGCTTATTAAACATTTAGATTTACTATATACTAAAATGTTAATGCAAGATGAAAACAAAGAAGCAAGTTGGTTTAATAATGGTCAAGGAATTAAACAATCAGAAAGTGTTAATTAAATGAAAAATCCTTTAGCAACATTTTATAGTTGGCAAGTTAGTTCAGGTGCATTAGATGGATGGACATCTTATCATATAGCCGCTGGTTTATTTATAGCAAAAGTAGCACAATGGTTAGGTGCATCAGATTTATGGGCAGTCTTATGGGTATTAATCATAGGTATTGCATGGGAAATATTCGAAGTATATGTTGAAGGTACAGAGGAAACATATGGAACAAAACAAAGATGGGCAATTAATACTGCTTCAGATATATTTGTTGAAACAGCAGCTGCTTGGTGGATGGTAATATGAACGAAGATTGGAAAGATTATGTATCTATTATAGCATTTTTAATAATAGTGCTTGGTGGATTAGTTCTTCTTGGAAGTTGTGATGGTGGTTGGAGTATAGCTGGTTATGAGGTATGAGTAATGCCAAACCTAAAACGGCAAGGTCATATCGTGGAGCTATGGTCGATGACAACGCTATTATATCTATCAATATTAAGTGGCTTATTCAGTCAGTTGTGGTTATCGCTGGACTTGTTTATTCGTACCTACAAATTGAAAATAGAATTAAGGAACTTGAACGAAGAGTGGAACTCGCTGACACTAACATTGAAGAACTTGTCAATAAACATATAGCAGAAGAAGAAGT